AAGGGAGAATAAAACCAATTTACTTCTGTATATAAACTATTGTGACCTGCAGATATTATTTTATTTGCTTCAAAGTTAATTCCTAAATTATCTCCATCTTTTGTAAATACAAAGTCCTCAACAAGACAAGGTAATGATTTAACTGTACCGTCAAACGTAAAGAATCCACCAGCGTTACCCATCCAGAACACAGCTCCTGATGCATACACAACTGAGTTTTGACCCATACATCCACAGTTAACACCTACTTGTCTAATACTAAATGTAAAAGGTGGACCTACAAACTGTGCAACATATGCAGCGTTATCTGTTAATATTAGAATATAATCTTTACCATTTACAGCAGCTCTTATCTCATTTCCTGAATCTAATCTAAATGTACCTGCTGTATTTGTAGAAGTTGGAGCATACGTATTTAGATCCTCTTGATCAGAGAATCTTATAAACATTGGATCTTGAGTTGAAGTATCTCCAATAGTTGTTTCTGTTCCAAGATGAAATAAATGTCTGTCTCTATCTGACACCACAGTCATCAAACTTTTAGTTGGATTATTTGTAGTTGCAAAGTTTGTTGTGGATGTAGATGCTCTGATTGTTCTTGCTCCTGATGCTCCTGCATTCCATGTAAATGTTTTACCGTTATGAATTGTAGCGACTAATACTTCACCAAAGTTATCTAAACTCCAGAAGCCTGGGTCCAAAGTCACTGCACCTGTTGCTCTTGCTGTTCCCCAAGTAGATAAGTTCCAAGTTGATGTACCCCAACCATAACCAGCTGTTTGAAAAGTTGGTCCTATTGTGACATACGGATTAACAGTTGCTGCACCTGCAGTCGACATTCCTGTACCACTTTCATTAGAGGCCATTGTAATTGTAAAACTGTTAGTAGATGATGTTATAACTTCATAAGTTGTGTTTTCAAAATCACCTGTAGAGTATCCTGTAGCTCCTCCTCCAGGCAATGTTACAGATGTAAACGTTATATACTCTCCAGCTAATATACCATGAGATGTTTTATTCAAAGTAACAGTTGCAGAGCCATTTGAAGATGTGAAAGTAAAACCAGTAACAGCTGTATCTAAAGGAGTGATGTCGTAAAAGTCATCTCCATAATATACAAACAAACCTTTGTTACTTCCTAGAACTGTATACTTCTCTCCAGCTATACTAGTAAAAGCATGTTGTGCTCTTACAACTCCAGGTATGGTTAATTTCTGTGTAGTAAGTTGACTCCATCCACCTATTTTTTCTGGTAGTCCATATCTAAATCTTACAAAATCCCCATCTATCCACTGAGCTTCTCCTCCGGATGCTGTAACTTGTTTGTTAAAACCAGGCTTGAAATTTAATTTTTGTAGCATATAAGTATTTGTATATATATAAAAAGAACTATTCTAAACCATGAATTTGAAAGAAGCAATAATTGATTTGGACATAAGTATACCAGATAAAGTCATTAAAAAATTCAAAGAGTATATCGATTATAAAGCTACAGAAAAAATGACGGTAGCAGATGGTTTGAATACAGACATTAGAAATGTATTTGGACACCACTTAAATCAATCTTCTATAACTGATAAAGTTTTATTTAATGTAGTAAAAAATTTAATATGGAATTACTATTTTAATTATAAAGCAAAGTTTCCTCAGTTGACTGTAGGAACATTAGCCCAAGTAGATCTTTTAAAATATGCTCCTGGTGGAAAGTATGAGATACATACAGATCACGGTACTACAACAAACAGAACACTTAGTGTAATTATAAATTTAAACGACGAATATGAAGGTGGGGATCTAGTATTCTATCATCCTAATTCTAAAGACGAGTCTAAAAGAGTTAAAGCTAAAACAGGTAAAATTATTTTCTTTCCAAGTAATTTTTTATATCCACATTGTATTGAACCAGTAAAGAAAGGAACAAGGTATTCTATAGTATCATGGCTACTATAAGAGATTTTAAATATAAACTAGTTAAGAATTTCTTCTCAAAAGAAGAGTTAAAATTATTAAAACAATATTGTCTACTTAAATTAGATGAAGGATTTAAAGATGATGAACAGGCCCCTGTATGTCCATCGTATGGTAGAGATCCTTTAATGCATGTATTTTTAAAAGAGAAACTTCCATTGATGGAAAAGGTTACTGGTTTAGAATTATTAAAATCTTATGCTTACTGGAGATATTATATATACGGATCTGTTTTAAAAACACATAAAGATAGAGAGGCTTGTGAAATATCTGTAACAGCATGTATACATAAAACACATAACTGGCCAATACACATGAATAAAAAATGGATAGAAATAGAAGAAGGAGATGCAGTTGTATATATGGCGCGTGAATTATCACATGGGAGAAAAAAATTTGAAGGTGATGGGTGTGCTCAAGTGTTTTTTCACTACGTAGATAAACATGGTTCTTTAACAGAACATGAAGACGATCAAGCTAGAACACTACACAATGCAATTATTAACAGCTAAAATAGTATGGTTTCCAAATTATTTGGGATCTATAACCGAAGACTATCTAGAGAATAAAATAGAATGGGAAAAAGATCACCTAAACAATGTAAGACAATATATGAAAGAAGACGGTTTGTTATTTCCTGGAGTTGTAATGTACAACAAACACGTAAAGAAAATGGAACTACATTGTGGACACTACAGATTCAAGGTAGCTAAAGAAATGGGTTATGATGGTATGGATGTTTATGAGGTAAATAATTATAGAGATGTCTTATATCTAACCAAATTTACAGAAAATTGTTACAAGCAATACCTTGAATTAAAGAAAATAAAAGATATACATGAACCTGAAAGTAAATTTATATGAGTTACGAATCACTAATTGAAGCCACTAAATTTCATGCTGAGAATAAAGATAATTGGTGTGGAGAGGCTTTAGCAGAATATAAACACGAAGTATATAAAATTATAAAAGATCAAAAAGTACGAACCATACTAGATTATGGTTGCGGTAAAGCAACGTTTCATAAATTATTATTTAATAATAAACAAGTACCAGGCTCACCAACAGGTATTGTAATAGTAGGATACGATCCTGCTGTACCCATGTATGCAAAAAAAATGAGTATGAATTATGATTTAGTTCTCTGTGTAGATGTAATGGAACATATTCAAGAAGATAAAGTTGAAGAAGTTTTAGAAGATTTATTTAGTTCAGGAAGATTTGTTTTCTTAACTATAACTTGTTATCCAGCAAGACAGGTATTATCAAACGGAAAAAATGCTCACTATACAGTTAAAGATCCATCTTGGTGGGACGAAAAATTATTAAAGTATGATGGTAAATATCACGTTATTTATCAAGAGGATCCTGTTAGATCTAAAATAGTTAGAAACCCAGACCCAGTAGGAGAAGATGAATAACGAAAAAAAATTTGAGATGAAAGAATGGATAGGGATATTTGATAATTATGTCTCTCCAGAAATGTGTAAAGAAGCTATAAAATATTTTGAAAGACAAAATAAATATAATAAAATTTATGACAGATTTTCAACAGAAAGAGCAGGTAACCGTACTAAAAAAGATATTGCAACCAGCATTGAACCTGAAGAAATTCTTGGAGATCACACTGAATTAAAAACAATGTTTGTTAATTTTGATCTAGCATTAAGAAGGTATATGGAAAATTTAGATGTTCAAAGTGATTTCGATCCTTTAAATTATACAAATGTCAAAATTCAAAAAACAGTGCCTACAGGAGGTTATCATGTATGGCATGTTGAATGGGGTCCAGGACTTGGAAACGAGGGTTTTAGAAGATTTTTAACTTATATGATTTATCTTAATGACGTAGATGAAGGAGGAGAGACAGAGTTTTTACATCAGTCGGTTAGGGTAAAACCAAAAGCAGGTAGAATAGTTATATGGCCTGCAGCTTTTCCGTACATGCATAGAGGTAACCCACCTTTAAAAGGTGAAAAGTATATTATAACTTCTTGGATATTATCAGGTTAAATTATTAAGAAGAATAAGTTGTAGGTCTAGCACCTAATCTAACTGTTTTTTCAGCTTCAGTTTCACCAGCAGAACCATCTTCATTTACTCT